ATAATAATAGTGGTTGTGCTCCTATATAATTAAGAGGTATTGAATGAATATCACGCTAGAAAAATATATTATAGATTGTATTAGTAAGAAGCATTATTGCGAATTCAAAATATATTGTTTGATATTTCATGATGGCTCTATCCCATTTGTTGGGAATACCATAAGCGAATATGTTCCTGCGAGTGAAAGGGAAAATGTAAACCCAGAGATTTATGGAACTGTTAAGTGGGATGGTTGTATTGATTACGCATTTACAGATAACATGAACAATTGCTTCTTACATGCATGTTCATTGGAAAATATTCAATCTCGTAATAATGCAATAGAGCAAGCATACTTAGGGTGTATGAGACTATTGAAAGAGTTCAACGAACTATAATAATAAACCTTGCAAATAACTTTTAGGTGATTATAATTCGCCATAGAAACATTGAACGGAGATTATTATTGTTATGAAAAGAAGAATATTGGAAGCCAACTACATACCATGGTTATTAATTATAACCATAGTCATCAGTGCATTCATGGTTATCAAAAATACACCAGAATACGTTGAAGTACATATGTCAAACACTACAGGTAAATGCGTTAAGGTTGTGAGCGAACATAATAATTGGTCATGCTCAAACCTTCCTATAAAATATACACCAATCGCTGTGAGGTAACCCATGAACAACTTACAAGAAAAATATGATGCTATGGTTGTAGAACTTGAAAGACTTACTGAAATCCAAGATAATAATCTAAAGGTGTCTCATCAAACTATAGTTCATCCTAATGAAAAAGAATAACTTTACTAGGAGGTAAATTATGAGTAAGGCATTAATTACAGATTTTGATTTGGATGGCGTGGGTGCTACAATCTTCGCTAAGAAGAAGTGGAACTTTGACCAGACAATGGCGCAAGGATATAAGAAAACCACACAGAATCTTGAAAAGATTAGCGGCGAACATTCTAGTCTAGTGGTTGCTGATATTTGCATGACCCATAAAGAAATTGAATACATCACCAATAAACATAAATGGGTTATGTATTTCGACCATCATCTAAACTCATTAGCACACTTAGACAACGCTAATACCCACTTCTACCCCATCGTAGACCTAAAACGATGCTCTACTATGCTTATGTATGATTTTGTTGTTAGGGAAGGATATGAACCATCGTCATCAGAAGATATGTTGGCTCAAATAATTAATGTTTATGACCTATGGAAAACTGACCACGAGTTATGGGATGTCGCGTATAATTTGAATATCATTTTTTGGATGTATGGATTCTGGGACTTTGAAAAGAGATTCGTGGATGGTTTTGATGGGTTCAACCTAGAAGAAGAAAAATACATCGATAAGTTTTGGGTTGAGTCAAATGATGCCATGGCTAAATGCGCTATTGAAGACTTGTCGAAAGACACTATCATCATTGGATTGACTGAAGCAAGGTTCTTAACAGAAGCAACATTCTATTTTGATGATGATTATAAATTATTCTTCCTTGTGTATGCAGATAAGGATGGTGATTTAAAGCTATCTATTCGCGCAAGAGATGATAGTATTGACGTTAATCAAGCATTAACAGGATTAGATGGTCATCCACTCGTTAAGGGTGCAGGTGGTCATAAGCAGGCTTGTGGTGTTACATGGAGTGATTCTAGTATCACTTTAGAAGAAATTATGGATTTCATTAAAAATGATTTATGGGAACTATTTCGTACAGGAGAGTAAATTGAGTTCAGTATTTGAAGAAGATGAAGACGAAGATGAATTAGTTATTGTTGCGCCAGAACTTGTTCTAAGGACGCTAACAAAATCAGAATTCTCTAGTAAGGTTGAGTCGATTTTTAGTAAGAATAATATATCATACTTAACAGCCATTTACGAAGCATGCGAAGAATTTTGTGTTGATTATGAGTCAGTGAGAAAATTCCTAAGTAAAACTCTACTGCAGAAAATCACCATTGAAGCATCATCAGAAAACCAACTAAAAAAAGTATACTGTGAAAAAACAACGTCTTTAATTTAGGTGTCGGCATTTACAGTATATAGAACATATTGTGGCATTGTGGCTCATTTTACAGGGTCATATAACTACATAGAAGCCAATGGAGCAACGAAACAGACCTATAATAGTTTTAAAAAGCGTAATGATAGACACTTCTTTGACCGTATTTACAAAAAATACAGAACAAATGAGTATTGCGCTTTCTTTGTAGCTAACTTCGCAGAAAGGAAAAGCTGGATTGGTGCGTTGGTTATGGATGAAGATGCACACGAGATTTATCAGGGGTGGAAGGGTAAGATGCAAAACCTTACCCACCACATCACATCTGAAATGCGTGGCATCAAAAGATTTATCGACAGTAAGGAAATGAGCAAAGAAGAATTGTTCAGGTATGATGGGAAAAAGCTACCAATCATAATGAGATTGTGTATGCAGAACATCATATCTAAAGAAACATTCTTAGCCATGAATAGAGCACTTCATTTCGTTGACTATTTCGATAATGTATGTGGTGAAGATATTATATATAAGACCCACATGGATATTCTTAAAGATTATGATTTGTTTTTAACATTTCATGAAGAGGATATTAAAAAAGAGTTGCTAATAATCTTTAATGGTGTTAGCAACGAAAAGTTAGAAAGATACAACTAATACAACTAATACAACCGAGGATATAATTATGGCTGGATGGAAAAAGAATAGAATGAGTTTCGATGACGTATCGAAAAAAGCTGATGCTGAAAAGAGCAATGGTTTTGAAAAAGATGCGCGTATGTGGACTTGTCATCGTGAAGAATCAGGAATCGGTGCAGCAACAATCCGCTTCTTGCCACCTTCAGAAGGCGAAGAATCACCATGGGTTAAATTGTACTCACATGGATTTGAAGGTCAAGGTTGGTTCATTGCAAATTGTCCTACCACTTTAGGTAAAGACCAAGATTGTCCTGTGTGTGAAATCAACCGCGAAATGGTCGAAACAAATTCACCTGATAGTAGATGGAAAATGTTACCTGACAGATTCAAAACTATCGTTCGTGACCGTAAGCGCAACTTGTCTTACTACACAAACATTCTGGTTATTGAAGATAAGGCACATCCTGAAAATGAAGGCAAAGTGTTCATGTATCGTTTTGGTGTTAAAGTATACGCTAAAATTATGGATGCTATCAGTCCTGAATTTGCTGATGATGTGGCGATTAACCCATTTGACTATATCGAAGGCGCAAACTTCCGTTTGAAGATTCGTAAAGTTGATGGTCATGCAAATTATGATATGTGTAAATTCGATAACCCTAGCGCACTGTTCGATGGTGATGAAGCTAAGTTGGATGAATTATATGCATCACAGCATTTGCTTGCTCCTTTGGCAGCACCCGACCAATTCGATAAGTATGAAGATTTGAAAAAACGTCTTGGTAAAGTTCTTGGTCAAAAAACAGCACCTGTTGATGGTGAAGTTGTTGAAGAAGATGAATCGCCGTGGAAGAAGAAAGATGAAGAAGCGGAAGATGAAGCGCCTAAGAAAGCAGCACCTAAGAAAGCAGCCAACAAGAAAAAGGTTGAAGAAGCTGTAGAAGAGGTTGTTGAAGAAGTTGTAGAAGAAGCTTCTGATGAAGTTGAAAATGCTCTAGCGTTTTTTGATGGGCTAGAAGAGTAATAATTTCTATTTATTATTCTAATGGAAGGGATGGCTTTTTAGCCATCCCTTTTTGGTTTTGATACCCTAGCATAGATTTTAATTAAAAATCGTTCCTTGACCCATAGAACAGTCTATAAAGTTACATTGCACCAGACATATTAGCTGCAATGAATGATGTATCGCTATTGGATAGATGAGGTCTTTGTCTAGTAATCGTGGTTGAGTTATTATTCACCACAGTATTATTAGGTGCATTTACAATGTTAGCCCCAGCTGCTGCAGATTCAGTTGGCTTCTTATCCAACACACGAACTTCTGCTGCGGTAGAAACCATAGCATCAACTTTACCTAAAGAAGATACTTTGACATTCTCTTTATTAGCTTTCTTCATCCTCAGCATCTGTAAAGTTTCTTTATACTTACCTTTAGACATAGCAGATTTAGCTTCTTTAGGTGTTGCGCCTGCTTTGGTCAACTCATTGAGTTTATGTAGATACTTGCCTTTATTGATTGTTTTCCTTTCCTCATCACTCTGAGGATTCAAGAAATCATAGACTCCATTGGATAATTTTCCGCTTCCATCTTCATTAGTTAGTAAATTATCGTTTATTGCTGTACCACCCATATAACCAAGAGCACCAGCCCCTGCTACAGCACCTGCCGTACCACCCAATAGAGCAGCACCACCGCGAACAAGCGTACCACCCATTCTAGCAGCACCTTTAACCATCCTACCAACAAGCGAACCTTTACCTTTTGGTTTAACTTGCTTCGGTGATTTACCTTTTTTCTTGCCGTCTTTTCCTGTAGAATCATTACCTAGATTCACGCCAGGAATTAATGATGCCAATCCTTTTAATGCAGTAGGAACAAATCTCACCATAGAACTAACAGCACCAACCAAAGGACTTAATACCTTCATCGCAACACCACCAAGCGTTGAGCCTAAAACAACACCTAGAAGCTTAGCTACCAAACCAAGACCTTTGAAACCTTTCTTCTTGGGTTTACTGACCTTTGATGCACTATTATGTATAGCCGCGCTATTAGCTTCCCTACGCTTTTCTTCATCTAATAATGTAGGCTTCTTGGGTTCAACTATTTTTGGTGAGTTCGATTCTTTTTCACCCTTAGTAGAATCCCTATCTTTCTTATCAGAATCCCTACCTTTCTTATCATCCGCGCCCTGACCTACAATTTCAACCTTTTGTACCTTATCAGAATCTTCTTCAACGGCTTCAACAATCTCACGAGCACCATGAATAGCTTTTGCTGCATCCTTTGCAGAATCTGCTCTAGCCAATTTAACATCTGCTCTACGTTTGAAACCATCACGTATTGACTTGATGAAGAATTTTGTTACCATGCCTGCAAGTGGACTGTTACCTAAAACAGCACCAAAAGCACCACCAATGTTATCAGCTTGATTATCAAACTTTTCAGCGATGGTTGATGTGAGGTTGGATTGCTTTGAAAGACCCTCTTTAAGTAGGTCGGATTGTTCCTGAAGAAATTCCCTAGTTGCCTTATCATTGACATTGGCAATTTGGGTATTTAATCCTTCAAGTTTAGAAAGACCCACTTTTTGGTCTTGATTCGATTTACCATTCAAATCTTTTAGAGCATCCAATCCATCAACAACTTTACCGATTTGTGGGTCACCATCTTCGGCTTCTGATTTCTCTTTAAGTTTAACACCTGCACTAGCCATGTTAATCTCAAACTGAGAAAACGCCATCTTGTTCTTTTTGGTATATTTTTCGATGTCGGATACAGATTGTCGCCTAGCGTCAGATTCACTAGCTAAATCCTTTCTTTTCTGCATAGACAGTCTCTTTTCATTGGCTAATAGAAACTTTTCTGTAGTATCAGAACTCATGTTGTAGCCTCCGCTTTCCTATCTTGCAATCTTTTCATAATCTGAAACATCAAAACTTCACGTTCCCATGGCATCATATTATCTAAATCATTCACGCTCATACCATGTTCAAACGTCATCTCGAAATTCAATGAATAAAACGCTTGGATTGAGTCGCTTATCAATATCAGGCGAAAAAATTATCTATACCTGCAATTTTAACATCTTCTTTATATCCACATTTTTCACACAAAAAGTTGGCACTCACAACGATTTTTGGCGCATTATGAACATATTCAATAAGCATATCCAAGTTTTCGCCTGTAAGGTCATTAAGAAAATCTTCAATAGCTTCTTTATCCAATTCAGATGCAATATAAACATCATCACCAAAGAATAACTGCTCAATGGATTCAAGAACAAAGTTAAAATCCCTAACACTAGAATCTAATGATGAAATACGCATGTGGTCTTTTAGCGATAAGCGTTTCATCTTAACACCATTAGCAGCATCAAGCTTAATCACGTCGTCAGATTTTGCATCAATCACCATGGCAGTTGATAATTTCACTTCAATGGTGTTTCGATGATTGCAAATCTTTTCGTTGACTTCATTGTTGCAATCAAGTACAAGTTCAACACTATCACCCTTGGCTTTAATACGAATCTGCAAAAGCAACCATTCCATATCAAGCGAACTTAATTTTCTCGCATCAACTTGACCAAAAGTACAATTTTCAATGATTTGTGATAAGATTGAATCAATATCACTATCATCAGATTCTGCAGCAACAACCATGAACTTTTCTTCTTTAACCAAATAAGGTCTGAATTTCACCTCAATATTTGATTCAGGTAGTGTCGTGTTGTATGTTGGTGCATTAATTTTAGGTAGTTCAAATTTACTCATAATATTTCCTTGTTGTTGTCGTCGTTATAGTGTTACTGCAGACCAAGACTTATAATTAAATGATGTACTAAAAGTTTCGATTTGGTCAAACGCATCCCAAGCTAATTGAATTTCGCCAACGGCTACAGGATAAGCTTCATGTAGTGTATACATTCTAACTTCGTTGGTCTTTGCATCCAATTGAATTATATATACCTCAACCATATAGTCATCTGGATAACCAAACACATTTGTCTCAGGATTATATATCAACTGTTGCCATGCATCAAATAGCGCACGCTCTTTCATACCCTTCGTTACTTGAAAAGTCATATTGACTTCAGGATACAGAACATCATACGGTATCTTCTGCATGATGGGTGTTCCGCGTCTTGTATCACCCGTGGAGAATCTACGACCAGGAAGTGTGCAACTTTGGCACGCATAGCTAATTATTTGTGCATCATGTATAGATGGTAATTTATTAGGAAGACCAATAATAGTTTTAAATAGTGTTGGTCGCATGAATTGACCACCACTATAAGGACTAATTGCGTTACCTTCTATCCCTTTTCCTGCCGCGTTTGAGTATGTTCCTGGCTGTTTAGGCTTATTGAATGTACCTAACCTAGTTGCAGAGAATCTTAGGTTTCCTCCAATATCAAATGGAAGCTTACTACCAAGCTTACCTAAAGCACCATTCAACCTGTTTTGTAGCCCCACCAAAGGAGTTAAACTAGCTTTTGATGATAGCCCACCGCTAAGACTACCTAAAGACCCTAGAGCAGTTTTACCGCCTATTGCTGGATTTCCTACAGCACTAATCACATCACCTAACACACCAGTTGAATATTTTGCACTCACAAGAGGTTTAGCAATGTCTGCTAAAGTATCACCTAAATTTGGCATGATTGATTTCTCCTATACACTTTGAGAGTAAACATAAGCGTTTGACTTCTTAGCAAATCTTGCAAGAGGTAAAGTAACTGTATTATGCCATTCTGATTGAGGTATCATAGCAAGCTGTGAACGCATATGAGTATACAAGTACATATGTACGGTTGGCGCAACAAGCTTATGCACCGATGCAGCCTTCAACATATTCCAACTTAATTTCATTTTAGCATTATCACTTGCATGCTTAAGACCTGAAATGGCGATTAATTTATCCAATAAAACAACACGTAATCTAGGTGGTAGATAATGAAAGTTTATCCCTGTCATAGAGCGCGATGACATACTAAAGGGAATAACCAATGGAAATTTATCATAAAATGGCAAGGTGTCTTTTCCTTTAGGGTCATATAAAAATAATGACATCTTGCCTACCGTAGGAATATTCTTCTTGTGTTCTTTATCTACTTTATTAATCTTATTCTTTAACCAAGCTTCGCTTCTAGCAGCATTACGCCTAATGGTATCCTTCTTAAGACCACCTAAAACATTAGCGATAGATTGTTTGTTGTTTTTCCTTGCCATGTGTACTATTTAGTGATAAATATGATGATGGCAAGGAAACGGTTTCACCAAGGTAAGTTCGCACCAACGAATCCACAAAAATATGTGGGTGATGTGACTAATATTGTTTTTCGTTCTTCTTGGGAAAGGATGTTCGCTGGAATGTGCGACACCCATAAGAATATAATTAGATGGTCAAGCGAAACAGAAGTTATTCCATATGTTAAGCCATCTACGGGTCGCATCCATAGATACTTCATGGACTTTACTATCGAGATGCTTCAATCTGATGGCACTAAAATAATTAAGATGATAGAGATTAAACCGTATGCTGAAACACTTCCACCTATTAAGAAGGATAGGGTATCAAAATCATACCTTAATGCGTGTGTGACGTACTCAACGAATCAAGCTAAGTGGGCTGCAGCAAAGATGTATGCTAAAAAGAAAGGTTGGCTTTTTAGCGTCATTACAGAGTTTGAATTGGGTTTGAAGAAAAGACCAACCAAACAATAAAAAAAAGCACGCCAATTTCTCAAGCCATTTACTTAGCGTGTTGAAAAAAGGCTCTCCAATTTGGAGAGCCTTTTACTACTGTTATCTGTAATTATCCTAGTTTAAGTATTTAAACTAACGACCCAAATGAGGGACTGGAGAGAGCACAGCGAACGGAAGTCCATCTCGATTTGATTGGTTATGCATTTATTGTTGTATCCTCAAGTTCAGGTAAGCTATAAAGCGTATTCCTTTGTGTTGCACCAGAGGCAAAGGAGCATGATTTATGAACCATTGTCTTTATTCGTTTGTTTTTGATTAGAATCCTAAAATATGGACATTTACCATTTATTGACAAATCTTTTTCATCATTTCCTTTTCTGAATTTAATTATTTCAAACTGGTCGGGGTTGAATTTGTGTAAAAACGTTATTGGTACACCCATAGAACCATTGTAGTCTATTGGTATGTCTTTGGTTTTGTTTACATTAATACCATTATAGTTGTCATAATCGGGGTATTCAATTTCGTTTCCAAAATATCTCTTTGTGAGAATAATATCTTCATGTCGTTTAAAAGTGTCTAAATTTGTTAACCATAAACAATTATTTGGAGAAATAATTCTATTTCCATAGCTATCAATCCTAGCCTCTGTGCCATAAAGCTCATAGTGTTCGGGGACAATAAAGCCTGAAATGCCTCCTCCAAGGTTTATTCCTAGCCACGCCTTGTTTTCCTTAATTAATTTAAAAATTTCTTTATAGGTAATAGCATTAATATTGCCAATTATTAAAAACTTTTTATCGTATTTAACTAATTGACCCACATGCTCCCTAAACAATGAAAATGGAGGATTAGTAACAACAATATCGGATTGTTTTAATAGTTCGATACTTTCAGCACTACGAAAATCCCCATCGCCTTTAAAGTAAACGATGTCAGTTGAACCTGACTTGGTATTTTCTCCCTCGACACCTGTATATTCAAAGAAAAAACCATTTTCAACTTCTTCGGTATTTAACAAGTCTCTTTCTTGCTTTCTATAACAAGCCGCTATTAGTTTTTTTAGACCCAATTTTTCGAAGTTTGATGCGAAATAATTAAAAAAATTACTAACCTGAGCATCGTCGCAATTGCAAAAAACTACTTTATTTTTAAAATGACTTTTATAATGCTGCAATTCACTTTCTATGTCTGAAAGCTGTGTATAAAATTCATCATTCTTGTTTGTTTTTGCCTTTCTCAATAAAGAGTGCTGTACTTTTCTTGTCATTGTTAGCCCGTATTATTCGTTATCTGGTTAAATATGTCACTTCCTAATACCTTAAGAGAGGTTTTAGAAACTCCAATCATAATGTCAAACATTTCTTTTGCATCCCATTTTTCTCCATTCCCTTGTGTATATATTGAAGTTGATTGAAGCATAATTGTTTTATTATTATGTTTCACAGATTTATTTTCACACAAATTGGTGTTAATTGGCAGCCCAAAATTTGCAGAGGTCAATCTATCTAATCTATTTAGCATCCCCGAATTATAATCAAGCTTTACCACTCTTCCATCAGGTCTTTTAATTGAAATAGTTTCTGTCAAAAAATTTGACCCTTCCAGAAATAAGACGTAGGGAAAATGGGATTCAGATATTTTTCAACTCGCTAAGTAAATGGCACGCCAATTTCTTGACGTGCTTTATCTGGACCAGGTTTATTTTTGTTTAGAAGAAGCCTTTAGCAAATTTGAATACTGCTTTAACTTTTTCTGCTACTTGGACTGCTTCACCTGTTCGTGGATTGCGTGCTGTGCGTGCTGGCATATCTTTCGTTGAAAATTTACCAAACCCTGCAATGTTTACATCAACACGATTATCCAACTGCTCACCGATGGTATCCGTGATTTGTTGTAGAACAACACCAACTACTTTTTGAGATTCGCCAGTTTCGAGTGAAACTTCACGAACCAATTCTGCTTTATTCATTTTTATTCTCCTATTTTATTTACATACTATACAACAATGTTAAGAAATACCGAACATCATCATAGCTTTTTCAACAACCAAATACCATGAGTAAAAAGGTATTAGTGCGAATGTTACTTGCCAGAATCCTTGAGCCAATACGATACCGCCCAACCAACTAACAATTAATATTAGTGCATATACAGGAGATAGTAGACCATTC